TCCTCCCGCCAAGCACAAACGACCGGACTTAGATCGGTCTCTCAACAAGCGGGTCCTGGAGCGGGATGGCTACCGATGTCTAAAGTGTGGCAGTTGGAAGGACCTGACCGTGGATCACATCATACCGCTTAACAAAGGTGGTAAGCACGTAATTGATAATTGCCAGACTCTCTGTAGATCTTGCAATTCTAAGAAGGGTGATAAATTGGAAAAGGAAGCACTGAAATGAGTATGGATGACCAAGTCCATCTGAATCTCACGGTTCAAGATGAAGCTCCAATCAATAACTTCACGATGATACCCAATATCGTAATTGAGTCTACAGAATTGTCGCAGTCAGCACGACTCCTCTATCTATGGTACAAGAAGATCTGTGGCGAAAAGACATCAGGACAGTGCTGGCAGAGTGCCGAGACTATTGGTAGGTCCTGCTCTATGAGCAGACCCACCATCACCAAAGCTCGATGTGAACTGGAAATGTCCGGATTGATCACCGTGGAAAGGTCCTCCGATAGCAAAGGAAATGCCCGTGTGATTGTGAGAATTCGTGATATTTGGAGGGTTAATGCAGTACATTTTGACAAGAATTCAGACCATTTTAAGAAGGGATTACCCATCCTTCAAATGGGTGAAGTATGTAAAGATTCTTTACATTTTGAGTGTAAAGAATCTTTGTACCCCGTAAATCATTTACGGGGGGGACCCCGTAAAAAACTTACTACTAATAATACTACTAAAGATAATAAGAACACTATGTCCGGACTTTCCAGTCCGGACAGTTCCATCCCTCTTTCTACCAAACCTTCTACAAACAACAAACAACCATCGGACTGGGATTACCGAGCAGCAGATGAATTGAAAAAGGTTGTATCATCACACATCAAAGTCACACCACACATCAAAGCCAACGGTCGTAGAGTCAGTGGTCGTTCAGAGACAAAGGCTTGGGCTGAAGAGTTCAGGAAGATGCGAGAACTCGATAAGATTCCCAAGAAGGATATTCGGGATACGATCCGATGGTATGCTACTCATATTGGTCAACCGTATATACCAGAGGCATTCTCGGCCGGGACATTTCGACGCAAGTTCAAAGATGGTGTATTCGCCGGTGCAATGAATCGTAAGGAGTTCCATCGGGATGATCGGGATGGAGAGGAAGAGGTCGTCGATAAAAAGAAAATGCGGCTTGGGTACGTCTGTCACATTGCAGAGCTGATAGAGGATACCTGGGTGAAGAAACGAAAATATAAGAAGAAGGAAGATGCGTTCTATGCCTTCGCTCATACAGAGTGGACACAGAAGAAGATTGATGTGGCCCTTGCGGAGGTCGATGTAAGACCGGGCGGCATCACCGTGGAGGAGTTTGGGAGTCTGAAAAAATTGTCTAGGGCGGTGAATGGAGTCTATTGGGTATGAAAACGAGACGATACGAGGGAACGGACATTCGTCGGGTCCTGGCCGCGATGGTCACGGATCGGGTTGTTCTAGCACGCATTGCCAGTCAGTGGCGGGCTGGTGGTTTGTTTGGTGTGCCCTGGGCAAATCTTATCGGTGGGTGGTGCGTCTCACATTTACAGAAGTATGACCAGCCTCCCAATGGTCAGTTGGAGAGTATCTATCAGAACTGGTCAGAATCCCGCGAGGTCGATTCCGAGACTACCAAAGGTGTCGAACGTCTTCTGGTATACATTTCCGATGAATGGTCGCAGAATGGACCGCAGGCTAGTGATTACCTGTTAGACCTCGCTGGTCGTTATTTCGATCGAGTCCGTGTTGAGCAGGCCATGGAGAGGGCAACGGAAGAGTTGGAGGTGAACAGACCAGATGATGCGATGGCCTGTCTTGCGTCTGTGCAGAAGACGGAACTGGGCATTGGGAGTATGATACGGGCCTCCGAGGATTACGTCGTTTGGCAGCAGGCATTCGACCCAGATAGGATGCGACCTCTGATTGAGTATTCCGGTGGTTTGGGGGCATTCTTTGGCAACTCCCTGTCTCGTGAGAGTCTGATTGCCTTTATGGGGCCAGACAAGTCTGGGAAAAGTTTTTGGCTGCTAGAAGCAGCATATCGAGCACTGAAGGCTCGATGTCGAGTGGCTTATTTTGAGGTTGGTGACCTACTTCAGGACGAGGTCCTACTTCGATTAGGTCAGCGGGCAACTATGCGTCCGTTGGTGGGACAGCAATGCCAGTGGCCCATGTCGGTGGAATGGGAGTATCGGGAAGACGGCTCGAGGGAGTACAAAGTCGAGTCAAAGCCCCGGGATTTGAAAGGGGTGACTGGCAGGGAAGCATTTCGGGCGTTTCGTCGGATGTGCCGCGGTCGGGATGTGTTTCGGATCAGCTGCCATCCAGTGGATACCATCAATGTGGACGGATTGCAATCCATCCTACGGGATTGGGAGAGGGAGGAGTGGGTGCCTGATGTGGTGGTGATTGATTACGCAGATATCCTCGCTCCACCAGCTGGGATACGGGATTCGTTAGATCAGATAGATACGACTTGGAAGCGGCTGCGAAAACTGAGTCAGGAGATGCACTGTCTGGTCCTCACGGCATCCCAGTCCAGTTCGGAGGCGTACCGTGGGAAGTCTACGACGCTGCGACGTTATCATTTCAGTGGGAGGAAGACGAAGTTGGCTCACGTCAATGGAATGATTGGGATCAACTGTGATGTTAAAGATAGAGAGGCTGGAGTTATGCGGTTGAATTGGGTTGTGCGACGTGGGGCAAAATACGATGAGTCAAGGGTAGTCGCTGTGGCCGGGTGTTTGGATGTGGCAGCACCGGCAATCAGAAGTATTTTCTGATTTCTGCTAAAAGTGAGGCATTAGTGTCTTCGTCAGAACGATAATACTGGTGTTGTGTTTGTTTTGAGTAGTTTGTCAATTTCAATTTCCTGAGAACGAGGGGTGTGTGATGAAGAAGGTATCGAGAGATAAAGTAGTAGAATTGACCGTTGCTCTTGGTTTCAAGGCAGCGGGGAAGTGGAACCGGGAGCGGCTGGAGAAGAAACTGCTCCAGATTGCGGAGCTTGACCCTGAAGGGGAAGAGGCCGGTGGACTGACTGATGAGCAGACCAAGCTTCTCCTCACCATTGCTGAGTCTGATGGCAGGGTGGCTGTGGTGAGTGGCACCTCGAAGGTGGAGAATGAGGACGGTGAGGAAGTCTCGGATAACATTGGTACGAAGGTCGACGAGGAGATCGAGCCTCAGAAGACCAAGCCAGAGAAGACCAAGAAGACCAAGAAGGCCAAGGAGACGAAGGAGATTAAGGGGGCTGGCCTTGATGTCTTCGGGTTCCGTGTCGGGTGCGTTACGAGTATTATCTCGGCGTGTGTCACCTTGAGAGGTGTTACTCTGGAAGAGTGTGTCGAGAAGTCTGGTTGCAGCAAAACCCGCGTTCGTGGACACCTCGGCGTGATGGTGACGCGTGGGTTCGCCGCGAAAGATGGGGATCTGTATAAGATCAAGGGGTAGATCATGACAAACCCTTCTGTGCCCGTCTTTATCGAGTACGATAAAAGAGGACACCGTGCGCAAAAGTGGTTTGCGGATATGTATGCTGCCAGGAGATTTTTCTGTCAAAAGGATCAAGACAACAGACGCCCGAAGGTGAGAGGAGTTCTTCATGTACTATGTGACAAAGAGATTCGAGTTTGATGCGGCCCACCGACTCTTGGACTATCCGGGGCCGTGCAGAATGTTGCATGGCCATCGTTACGCTGTAGAAGTGGCGGTCAAGGGAAGGTATTTGAACTCTCTGAATATGCTGTTGGATTTCTGTAAACTCAATGAGATGGTAAAGGGGTATCTCAGCGAGTGGGATCACAATACGCTTCTGAATAGTAAGGATCCTCTGCTGGAGAAGATCAGGAAACAGGGAATTGGGGGAGTTTCTGTTGGGGAGAGGAATCCGACGGCCGAGGTTATGGCCCTCCTAATCTACGATAATGTGAGTAAGAAGTTAGAGGAGAGATGTGAGCGGTTGGAGGAGAGATGCGTGCGGTCGATCGAATGGCTTGGGCCGGAGCAGGTGATGGTGGATCGTGTTCGAGTCTGGGAGACACCCGATAGCTATGCCGAATACCGTAAGGAGGAATGAGGGGAATGAATTCTCAGCAGGAAATGGATGGCCCAGTGTTGCAAGTGTTCAAGATCTTCTACTCGATCCAAGGGGAAGGACCCTTCTCTGGGCAGCCTGCCGTCTTCGTTCGTTTGCATGGGTGTAACCTCGCATGCGAGTTCTGTGATACTGATTTCACTTCGCATAAAGAATCGAAGGAGACTGGGAAGCTGACGAAGCAGATCCTAGTATCCTTCCCGCTTACTGTCCATGCACATCGGGGACAACGGAGCCCTTTGGTGGTGCTTACTGGCGGAGAACCCATGCTCCAGGATATTCGGGATCTCGTGGGACGTTTGTTGGCAGAGGGATTGCGGGTCCAGATTGAGACGAATGGAACAGTGTACATCCCGGGTCTGCCTTACGGTCGCATTACTGTAGTTTGTAGTCCAAAGGGACCTTTTGTAGACTCGCAGTTGGAGCCGTGGATTAGGGGGTGGAAGTATCTCTTGAAAGAGGGGGAATTGAATGAGAGCGATGGGTTGCCGAAGGGAATGGCTCGTCCACGGTTTGGTTGGCAGCAGATATTCGTTCAGCCGATGGACGAGCAGGACAGGGACAGAAATCTTGTCAACCAGCGAGTAGCTGTGAAGAGCTGCCTGGAGTTTGGGTATCAGTTGAGTATACAAATCCATAAGATTGTAGGAGTGGAATAATGGGAGAGAGAATAGATTTGAGTTGGAATGATGTCAGGTCTCGGGCACACCACATAGCTGGGCAGATTATGAAGGCAACCCCCGATGATGTTGGGGTTGTAAAAATCTATCCTATCCCTCGTGGTGGTATCCCCGCTGCGATGGCTGTTGCGGAGTCGTTGACTCGAAGGGCCTGTCCATTTACGATTGAGTTGCTGGAGAGTCCAGAGGGGGCGTCAGTGTTGATTGACGATATTGTGGATTCGGGCAAGACCCATCGGGAGCATATTCTGGTCAATCCGGGTGTTGGGTTCTACGCTTTGTATTGGAAGGAACCGGGGGATGGCTGGGTGACGTTTCCGTGGGAGAGAATGTCTTCAGAGATGGGGCCGGAGGAGAATGTGAGGAGGTTGATCGAGTACATTGGAGACGATCCCAATCGGGAGGGTCTTTTAGAGACACCAGCCAGAGTTGTTCGGAGTTATGGGGAGTTGTTCTCTGGGTATAAGCAAAACTCCGAGGAAGTTGTAAAGGTGTTTCAGGACGGGGCGTGTGATGAGATGGTGGTGGTGCGGGATGTTGAGTTCTACTCGACGTGTGAGCACCACATGCTGCCCTTCTTCGGTAAGGCACACATAGCATATCTGCCAAATAGTCGTGTGATTGGGGTCTCGAAGATCATTCGTCTCTTAGAAGTGTACAGCAGAAGGCTTCAGATACAAGAGCGACTGTGTCAACAGGTGACGGGGGTTTTGGATAGTCTTTTGAAACCTTTGGGATCTGCTTGCGTTCTCGAGGCCCAGCATTTTTGTATGACAGCCCGTGGTGTGCAGAAGCAGAACTCAATCATGGTGTCCTCTAGCCTCACTGGTGGATTTCGAGAGGATCAACCCCGTGAGGAGTTCTTGTCATTGGTCGGATTACATAGGAGTAGATGATTATGAAGCAGACTTTGTTGTATAGTGGGGGACTCGATAGTTTCATCGCCTGGCATTATCTGGGGAAGCCGCACACGATGTACGTGCGACTTGGAATGTTCTACGAGAAGAAAGAGTGGGAATCAGTCATGTCGACGCTTCCAGATACTTTCTTCACTCCGAGGTGGCCGATTGGCACGTTTGAGGAACCGAATGGTATAGTTCCTGGTAGGAATATGCTGTTATCATTTGTAGCAACTCTATATGGAGCTGATAAGGTCTGGATGATAGCCCAGAAGGACGAGATGACGGTTCCGGATAAATCGGAGAGGTTCTTCTTGGAGGTATCTACATTTCTATCGTTTCTGTTGAAGCGTCAGTTGGTCGTGGACACCCCATTCCGGCAGATGGATAAGACGGATATGGTGGCCTGGTATATGAAAGAGGTGGGGGATGTTGAGGCTCTGCTTAAGACCGTGAGCTGTTATTCTACAGAGGATTTTGGCAAGCATTGCGGGGGGTGTCCATCATGTCTTCGCAGGTACGTGGCGTTGAGAAACAACGACATCGATCCTGGGTATGTATTGTTGGAAGACATCAAACGAAAATATAGGGATACTCTTGGGAATTACTCTACGCAACGACAACAGAGAATGTTGAGGTGGCTATCATGAAAGGGATTGTGAAGGCAGAGATTCTATGGACGCGAAAGTGTCCACTTCGGTGTTCCTATTGTGGTATGGTTGCAGATGTTCCCAGGGCCCCCGTGGATCTCATGTGTCGAGGTGCGGAGCGTTTGGGTGCCTTGGGGTGTCGGATTGCTCCGATCTACGGTGCGAGCCCATTCTACGATTTCGTGGGACTTCCTAAATTCGTCCATACTCTGGAGGAATGTGGGGTTCTAACGACCGTGATTGTGGATGGGATCAGTTCGACGGACCCTGAGCACAAGTTTCGGGAACTTCACGATGTCGGGCTGCGATCACTGACTGTGTCGTTTGATGGAATGGGGGAACTTGAAGCATCGTCACAAACTAAGAGCCGGTGTGGTCTGAATCTTGCTAGATGGGCTCTCATGGAGTTTCCTGATCTGCGGGATGTGCAGTTGATTTCCACCGTGACAAGAGAGAATGTGGTTGGTCTGTTGAAGCAGATTCCGGTGTTGGTTAGGGAGGGATTCTGGTATTCTTTCGATTTGATTCATCCCTACCGACATCAACCCGGCTCAAAGTGTCGGGGATCGTCTTCGGAATTGGTCTTCGGATCCATCGAGAGGGATATATGGGATCTCTCGAGATTTGCTTCTATGCTCTTGCGTCTGAAGAAAGAAACACATCGAGTGCATCAGAGTGTGGAGTTCTTGGAGTATCTACAGAATAATACCCAACAGGCTGTTCGTTTGGATTGGAAGTGCACCACGTCGTTTCCTGCGTGGTTGACAATTGATTGTGATGGCACTGTTCGACCCTGTGATGATTTCTGCAACCCCAAGGAAACGCTCAAAGTCTGGGATCTTGATGAAGATGTGTTGGGACACTGGGTCGACAGAAATCGTAGATTCGTGGAGGATTTCTGTCCCGGCTGTTTCTGGTCAACACATTGGGATGCTTGTGCGATACTGTCGGGGACGGTTCCTATTGAGGGATATATTCATACTGGTGAAAGGTGATTTCTATGGCGGATGTCTTGATGATAGATAGTGGTGCCTACACTATATCCACCGTGGGAGGATTTGTCGATCTTGGTGAGTATGTGACATTCTGTGGGAATCATCTAGAGATCGATTATTGTGTGAATCTCGACGTTATTCCAACAGAGGAGAGGCGGGGTATATTGACCCCCACAGAGCTGGAGAGATGTTGTCGGGAGAGTTGGAAGAATTTCCAACGAATGCTGTCGAAACTGTCTAGACATAGAGTGATTCCGGTGTTCCATCAGGGAGATGATCCTGCGTGGTTGACTCGGTATGTGGAGTCTGGTGCGACTACCGTCGGAATCGTGCCAAGACGGGAGGTGTCTGTTCCCCTTCGCCGGTCATGGCTTCGGGATGTGGTGGGGCCGCGGATAACGAACAGTGATGGGAAAAGACTTGTTCGTATTCATGGTTTTGGTGTTGCGTCCCATCGACTTTGTGGGTATTGGTTCTGGGATTCTCTAGATAGTGCTAGTTGGGTGCTCTCGGGGGGGTTAGGGACGATTTACGTTCCGGGACCCAGTGGGACTCGTGGAGGGAAACTCGATAATTATTTGAAGCCTTCGGTACACATTCAGGTATCCGATAGACATACGAGCATTGTCGATTGGGGTGTCTCTGCCGAGTGTGATAGGTCTAGGGACGAGACGCAAGAGGGAGTTGATATCAAGAATGGTGTGGGTGGTCATCTGTTGAGTATGTCGCCGGATGGGAGAGGAAAGGTTGAGGAATATCTCAGTAGTATAGGAATTCCTGTGGGCAAGTGGCGGTTGCGGGATTCTGTGCCGGGAGAGAAGATGACCAAGGGTAAGCGGTGGTCCAGCAAGAAGAAGAACCAGGTCATTGAGGTGGAGGAGGATGGAATTCTCACAAGTAATCAGATGCGGAAATATGCGAATATGATCTACATGCAACGGGCGAACGAGGTACTCCCTGTTGATCAGATCTATCTGTCTGGAATGGGAACCTGCAAGAAGATCGAACGCGAGATGGAATTTCGTCTCATCTCTTACATTCAGGCACAGAGACCCGATAAGGACTGTCGGTATATCTTAAAACTCGCCAGAGAGAAGAAGGGGTTATGACATGAGAGAACCAAAAGAGAGAAGATCGAAGCACCCACGGTATGGGGGAGATCCCCAGCTCGGTGGTTCGGTGTATTTGAACAAGACAGAGAGACAGGATCTTCCTCCCGGTCGTGGGGATGAATTGTCAAATCCAGATAAGGATCGGTTCATGAATTTGTGGCTTCGGGACGTTTTTGTTCTTGAGATAGCCGTTCGGTTGCGGAGACGTGAACTGGCCATCACGACCTTGATCTCAAAGCTTTTGGGTCCTGGTTGGCACAATTATTCTGTGGCGATGAACTATGTTCCTGGTCCACTGCGGGAGAGGCGTTCGGGATCCTGGAGTGTGAGGGAAGACCAGATAGTGAAAAACATGCTTAACAGACCGTTAGAGGAGTTGGCCGCACTGCTGGCGAGGTCTGTGGCGGATGTCAGAAGTCGAGTCGAGTTTGAGGTGAGTGGTCATGGGAGTCCTATATTAAAGGCTGCAAGAGAGGCCTGTCCTGAAGGCTGTAAAGGAGGTATGAAGAAATGTTAGTGTTATCCCGAAAAAAGAACGATGGTATTGTCATCAATGATGACATTACCATCGTGGTCGTGGAGATCCGAGGCGACAAGGTTCGCCTGGGGGTGGAAGCCCCCAAGGAAGTACCGGTCCACCGGCGAGAAGTGTTCGATGCTATCAAGAGAGAGGAGGTGGGAAATGAAAGTAAATAGAGAGGGGTTGCTGCGAACTTTGTCGAGTGTGGCGCCTGGTCTAGCCGCACGCGAGATTTTAGAGCAGTCGACCAGCTTTGTCTTTCAGGACGGTGTTGTTCGTACGTTCAACGATGAGGTGTGCTGCTCGATTCCGTGCAGTCTTGATATTACAGGAGCTGTGACGGCAGAGCCTCTGATGAATCTATTGTCAAGACTGGATTCAGAGGATGTCAATGTGGAGTCTGGGGATGGGGAGCTGCGGATAACGGCCGGAAAACGAAGTTCGGGTATCCGGTTGTCGTCGGAGGTTCTGCTGCCTGTGGAGGGAGTGGAGGTGCCACGACGATGGAGACCTCTACCAGAGCAATTTCTTGATGCTGTGGGAGTGGTGCAAGGATGTGCCAGTTCCGATGAGTCGACGTTTGTGCTGACGTGTGTTCACCTTCACCCGGAGTGGGTGGAGGCCGCTGACAATTTCCAAGTGATTCGCTATCCATTACAGACAGGTCTGAAGAAATCGACCCTGGTGCGACGGGTGGCTCTGAACCATGTTGTCAAGTCCAAGGCTGGAGAATATAGTCAGACTCCGAATTGGATGCACTTCAGAGATCCTTCGAGTATGGTGCTGTCAGCTCGGAGGTATGAGCATCGGTATCCTGATCTGGATAAGTTCCTCGTCGGGAAGGGAAAGTCAATTCAGTTCCCGAAGGGATTGCAACAGGTGGTCGAGCGGGCCAGGGTCTTCTCGGTCCATAGTGCAGAGGGGGATTTCATCACGGTAGACCTACAACCGAAGAGGATTCGTGTCACGGGTCGTGGGGAGTATGGCTGGTTCTCCGAAGTGCAGCCGACAGTCTATGCTGGGGAACCTCTGTCATTCATAGTCTCGTCCACGATGCTCACGGAACTTTCGAAGAGGGAAGGGGAATGCGTTGCAGCACCCGGCAGACTCCGTGTTAAGACACCGGATTGGGTGTTTGTTGTGTGTACGGGGCCCGTCAAGGAGAAGGGGTAGGGTATGCGTGGTTTCTTTGGGACCAGTCAACAGTTGCAGCAGAAAGTTCCTCTGTCGACCACGTCCAGTTGTGGGCGATGCAAGCTCCATCGTGGTTGTAAGAGCCCAAAGATGCCTGTGACTGGGAAGGGACGAAGGAAGGTCCTGATCGTTGCGGAAGCCCCTGGCTATCAGGAGGATGAGGATGGAACGCAACTCGTAGGCAAGAGTGGTCAGTACCTACGAAAGGTTCTGGACGGGATGGGTGTGGATCTCAACCGTGATTGTTGGAAGACCAACGCTGTGATATGCAGACCTCCTGATAATAAGACAGAGGATGTGCATATCGAGTGCTGTCGACCGAACCTCAATCGGACTATAGAAGAGAAGAAGCCAGAGGTGATTGTGCTGCTAGGTGGTGTGGCTGTACGATCACTAATCGAACAGCTATGGAGTAAGGGAGGGCGAGTTGGGACGATTAGTAAATGGGTTGGCTGGAAGATACCGTCACAGCAGTTGAATACGTGGGTCTGTCCGACGTATCATCCATCTTATTTGTTACGACAGAACGATCCTGTTCTAGAGTTGCACTTTCGGCGTCATTTAGAAGAGGCGTTTGGTCTTCGAGGTCGGCCGTGGAAGAGTGTACCGGATTATGAGAGTGAGGTGGAGTGTCTGTACGATCCGGATGTAGCAGCTGGGGTGTTGCGGAGGATGAGAGAACGGGGTGGTCGGGTAGCTTTTGACTACGAGACGAACATGCTCAAGCCCGACCACCCATCCGCTAGCATTGTCAGTTGTGCTGTTTGTTGGGAGGGAAAGAAAACGATCGCTTATCCTTGGGTGGGAGCTGCCGTGAAAGCCACAGGTGAGTTGCTCAGGTGTAGGAATGTGAGGAAGATTGGGGCAAATGATAAGTTTGAGCAGCGGTGGACCATGGCCACGTTCGGTCACGGGGTTCGTGGGTGGATCTGGGATTGCATGGTGAATGCTCATGTGCTGGATAGTCGACGGGAGATTACGAGTGTCAAGTTCCAGGCGTTTGCTCAGCTTGGCGTGGGACCGTATGCGGAGGCTGTTGCTCCCTATCTATTAGCTAGGAGTGGTGGTCCGGAGAATAGAATACGGGAGGTTGAGTTGCCTGTCCTCCTAAAATACAACGGCACAGACGCGATCGTTGAATTTCTAATAGCCCAGAAGCAAGGGTGTGTAGATGCAGATACCACGGGCGTCTGATAGTGCGTTTCAGTTGTTCCTTGATGGCTCCCTGGCCCTGGCTGAGGTGGAGCGGTGTGGGTTGCGGATTGATGTGGATAGGATGGACCAATCAATTCTGGAAGTGGGAGAGAAGATAAAGAACGCAGAGAGGGAGTTGAGAACTGGGGATGTGTGGGCGGTGTGGAGGAAGTGTTTTGGTAGTCAATCGAATCTTGGAAGCAGACCTCAATTGGCCAGTGTCCTTCGAGATTTGGGATTCAAGTCTAAGGCTTTTACGAGTACCGGACGGGACAAGATGGATAAGACCACGTTGGATGAGCTGGATCATCCGTTCGTGAAGGATCTATTGGAGTGTGAGAAACTGAAGAAGTTACAGGGAACGTATTTGAAGGGTATTCGACGGGAGGTGGTGGATGGGTTTTTACATCCATCGTTCAATCTACATCTAGTGGAAACCTATAGATCCAGCAGTGATTCTCCAAACTTCCAGAACATTCCAATACGCGATCCGGTGGTGGGCAAGATAATTCGATCCTGCTTCATTCCACGGGATGACCATGTCCTAGTAGAGGTCGATTATGGGGCACTGGAATTCAGGATAGCTGCATGCTTCTGGGCGGATTCAGCTATGATTTCTTATGCCAGTGATCCAGATCTGGATATCCACCGTGATATGGCGGCAGAATGCTATTCACTTCCTGTGGACAAGGTCTCCAAGACAGCAAGGTTTTATGCTAAGAATCAATTCGTGTTTCCCGAGCTCTACGGGAGTCAATACGTCAGCTGCGCTCGGTCTTTGTGGGATGTAGTCCCATTGATTGATTTGGATGACGGAACGTCATTGAAATCTCACCTACGTAGTGTGGGATTGAGGAAGTTGGGGTCTTGTGATTTTAAGTCCCAGCCTGTTCCTGGTACGTTCGAGCATCACATATCAGAAGTGGAGCGATCTTTTAACGAACGATTCTCGGTGTGGAGCAAAAGAAAAGAGGAATGGTTGCAGAAGTACCAGAAGCGAGGCTGGTTCCGTATGATGACAGGGTTCGTCTGTTCCGGTGTCTACAGTCGAAACCAGCTCTACAATTATCCTGTTCAGGGTCCGGCGTTTCACTGTTTGTTGTGGTCGTTGATTCGGTTGGTGGGGCAGTTGAAAAAACGAAAAATGCGGTCCATGGTGGTTGGTCAAATCCACGATAGTATAGTGGCGGATGTGCATCGGGAGGAGTTGGATGATTATTTACAGATGGTCAAACAGGTCATGTTGGTTGACGTTCGAAAAGCTTGGCCGTGGATTGTGACACCGCTGTTAGTGGAGGCTGAGGTATCTGAAACGAATTGGTGGGAGAAAAGGCCTGTAAAAATCTAGGGGTGTATTAGATGTTTACGAAAGGAACTTTACCGGGAAGTATTATCGAAGATGAAAATTCACTTTACGAAGAGGCACCAACACTAGAAAGAGAGGATCTAATGGAACTCTATAAGAAGCACAGACCGAAGCGTTTGAGTGAGTTGGTGGGCCAGGATGGTGCTGTGGTGATGTTACGGCAGATGGGAGAGAGTGGCAAGATACCACATTGCATTCTTCTGACGGGTCCGAGTGGTTGTGGCAAGACTACCATTGCCAGGATCATCAAACGCATGCTGAAGTGTGACGATGTTGATTTTCGGGAACTCAACATCGCAGATGTCCGTGGTATAGATACGATCCGAGATATTCGAAGTCGAATGCACTTGGCCCCCATGGCTGGTCCTGCGCGGGTGTGGCTATTAGATGAGACCGCGCGTGCCACGGTGGATGCACAGAATGCCATGCTGAAGATGTTGGAAGATACCCCAGAGCATGTCTTCTTTTTACTGGCGACAACTGAGCCTGGTCGTCTGCTGAATACGATTAGAACTCGTGCCACCCAGATTCAAGTCGCCCCGTTGAAGAGAAAGGATATGCTGGAGTTGCTGAGTCGAGTGAGCAAAGCGGAGGGGTTGGATTTACAAGAAGAGGTCGTGGATCAAATAGTAGAGGTGTCGGACGGCAGTCCCAGAAAGGCTCTGGTGGTGTTGGATCAGGTGGCTGGTTTGGATACTGTTGAACAGCGGTTGGGTGCGATCACGGCTGGTGATGTGAGTGCAGAGGGCATCGAGGTCTGTCGGGCATTGTTCAATCCCAAGATGCGATGGCCTGCCGTGTCAAAACTATTGAAGACAGTACAGGATGATCCGGAGAGCCTTCGTAGGGCTGTGCTTGGATATGCCTCAGCTGTTCTGTTGAGTAAGGGAGATCGACGGTCGTATGATGTGATCGTCGCGTTTGAGAAGGCATTTTATGATTCAGGGAAGGCTGGATTGATTGCTTCGTGCTACGAGGTTTTGGTGGGGACGTGAGTAGGGGTGTGGTTCCTGGAGGGTTAGATTACGTGGATGGGCCTAGAACCACGTTAAACGCTACGCTAGGCCGGTTTAACAGGGTATTAAGTTCTATTGGGCGTCCGAAATACGATAATACAGTGTAAGGAGGAGATAACATGGGGAAGAATAAGACAAACGACATTGAATTGCGGTTGGAGCCTGATCCCAATATTCTGGATGAGGAGTGGATTCAGCAGCCCAGATTACGGTATCAGTATGGCTCTCGGTTGGCAGATGCCAAGGCCACCCTTTCCCGCTCAAAGGCCGAACTGGATCTCACGACGGCCGAGACGGAATTGGCCATTCGAATGGCCCCCGATGCTTTCGGTCTAGAGAAGGTTACGGAGTCATCCGTGAAGTCAACCGCCTTGTCACAGCAGGTCTTCCAGAATGCCAAGGAAGCTGTGATTAAGGCCCAGCATGAGGTGGATGTTTTAGATGCTGCCGTGAGTGCTATCGATCACAGGAAGAAGGCGTTAGAGGATCTTGTGGCATTGTTCATGGCTGGATATTTTTCGTCGCCACGAGCACCCGATGGGTCCAAGCAGCGGATGGAGGACGTGGAGAAGCAATCAACTAGGCGTAAGGGACGAGATCGGAGTTAGGTATGTGTGGTGATTTCTTGTTCATATCAGTAGTGATTTTGATACTGCCCGTCCTCGTCTTTGCTTGTGTAAAGCTGGGAACGGTCGGGTATTATCGAGGTCGTGATTTTGTAGAATCTAGAAAGAAGGAGAGGAAAGACGATGGCTCGCAGTAGACAGAAAGATAGGAAACGAGCGGGGTCAACATCCCGTGATGCCAAGCACCGAGTGGGAGGTGATTGGACAACCATTACTATCCCAGAGAACATTGAGATCTTCGGTCCCAAGGAGGGTGCCGTTCGTATGGACATTGTGCCGTACGAGGTTGGCGAAGACAATCCGTATGCCAAGAAAGGCGAATGGTATTATGAGCGGACGTACTTCGTCCATCGAGGTGTGGGTCCGAACAATGATACCTTTATCTGCCCAGCGAAGACAGCCAAGAAACCGTGTCCGGTGTGCGAGCATCGGGCAATGTTGATGTCCGACCCGGATGGAGATGAAAAGGAAATCAAGGGACTGAAGCCGAAGGAGCGACAGCTATTCTTGGTACGCATCACTAAGAAGGGCGAGGAGGGAAAGGTTCAACTCTACGAGTCCAGTTTTCACACTTTCGGGAAGCTTCTGGACAAGCGTCGACAGGATGCAGAAGAGGATGAACCACACATCACGGACTTTGATGACCCGGAGGCCGGGGCTACGCTCAAGGTCTCCTACGCAGAGGAGGATGGTGGTGGCTACTCGTTTGTCGATTGCTACTCAATCGATTTCAAGCCACGTCCGAATGGGCTAGATTCCGAGTTGCTTGCCCACGGTATCTGCCTGGATGATCTGCTCAAGGTTCTTTCCTACGAGGAATTGAAGCGGATCATGTTGGGTGAGGATGATGCCGAAGCGGACGATGAGAAGGAACCCACAAAGAAGTCCAAGAAGACCGCCGCCAAACCCAAGGATGAGGACGACGATGAGGATGAGGATGAGGATGAGGACGACGATTCCTTCAGCAAAGGAGACAGGATCAGACACCGTCAATTCGGGCTTGGTGAGGTTCTCGCTGCGAACAAGGATGGGTCACTCAACATCGTTGTTGATGGAGGTAAGAAGATTGGGGGTGTTGATCCCAAGAATGTAAAACTCGTGGCAGAGGCCGCAGTGGAGGAGCCCCCAAAGAAGTCCAAGGAGTCCAAGGAAAAGAAGGCTTCCGAGGAAGATGATGATTGGGATGACGAAGACTACGAGACGCCCAAGAAGCCATCGAAGGCCAAGGATAAGAAGGCTCCTGCCAAGCCTTCCAAGGACGAGGAAGAGGACGAGGATGACGACGGTTGGGATTGATTCCAAGAGAGCGGGTCCGCTGGGTGTGGGTCTTTCTTCCTTTCAGACCTGCACTCCAGCGGACTTTTCCTTACGGTCGAGAAATACGACAGACGGGTATTTGGAAATCAAAACAGGCCTAGAGGCCGGATAGGTGAAAGCTATGAAGGCAATGTTGTCTTTTGTAAAATCTGAAATCTATCACATCGCGAATGGAGAAAAAATAAACGGTCCTCCGTCCGGTGTGAGGGGCGACCTGTCCGGCGTGCGGGGCAACCTGTCCGGCGTGCGGGGCAACCTATCCGACGTGTGGGGCAACGTAAATGAATGCGAAATTACTTCTACCGAAAGGCAAAGTGGTGTAGGTGTGAGTTCACTAATCAAACAGGACCTAGAGGCCACAACAAAAGAAGGGTAGTGTTATGAGTATCCTGTTTAGAGGGGAATTGGGATGAGTTCATCGACTGTGAAACGAGCGTTAAGACAGCCGCCGAAGAAGGCATCAGTTGTGTATTTGGGGTCTGGGTCTACTATGCTCAACCTAGCCTGCACGGGTCGGTCCGACGGGTGTTTTTTGGTTGGACATTATTACTTCATGGTGGGCGATTCAGACTCCGGTAAGACGTTCCTCGCTCTTACGTGTCTTGCCGAAGCTGCAAGGGACCCAAAGTTCAAGGATTACCGCTTTATCTACGATGCTCCAGAAGGTGGAGCTTTGATGGATATTAAGCGGTTCTTTGGTAGTCGGGTCAGAGAGCGGTTAGAGGCGCCTGGGGAGTGGAAGGGTCTGCCTCGGCATAGTGAGACGATCCAGGAGTTCTATATCCATGTAGATGATGCCTTGGAAGATGATAGACCGTTTATTTACATTCTGGACAGCCAGGATTGTCTCTCTAGCAGGGAAGAGACAGCCAAGTTCACGGAGGTTAAGAATGCCGCACGTAGAAAGACAGCAGATAAGGTGACAGGGAGTTATGGGGATTCAAAGGCCAAGGGACATTCCAGCAACCTTCGTCGTTTGATGGGACCGTTGGAACGGTCAGGTAGTATCCTGATCATCGTCAACCAGACACGGGACAGCTTCGACGTGTTTGAGAAATCGTCGTATAGTGGGGGTCGAGCACTGAAGTTCTACGCGACGTTGCAGCTTTGGTCGTCGCCAGCTGGGAAGTTAAAGAGGGGTATTCGAGGTAAGGACCGCCAGTTGGGCATTATGTGCAAGATCCAGGTCAAGAAAAACAGAATTACGGGACGTGACCGTGTTGTAAAGATTCCCATCTATCATTCTTATGGGATGGACGATGTTGGGTCGATGGTGGACTACCTAATTAGTGAGGGGGTCTGGAAGAAGTCCCGTTCCGGTGAGGTTGAGGCGGCGGGGCTTGGACCGATAATACGGGTAGGAACGACGGAGAAGTTAGTACAGAAGATAGAAGCAGACGGTTTGGAGGACGACCTGCGAGATTTTGTCACTCAGACATGGCAGGAAATCGAGGAGGCTTGTGTGGTCAAAAGGAAGCCTAGGTATGACACAAGTGCTGATTCTACTTAGTATGTAGAGAAGGAAAGAAGCCAAGACATGACACCGCCAGTTCTGCTCATTGACGTCTCCTCGGTCGCATATCGGTCATTTTACGCCTTTGGAGAACTGTCCTATGAGGGCGCTCAGACCAGCGTGGTTTTTGGTTTACTGCGAACTGTGGCACAGCTACAAGAGATGTACGGGATGGGTCGTGTGTGCTTCTGCTTTGACGCAGGTTGTGGGAAACGGTTAGAGATTAGCCGTGTCTATAAACGCAACCGACGAGAGGAAGTAGATGAGGAGAAATCAAAGGCATTGGATTGTGTTCGGGATCAATTGAAAAAGCTTCGAGAAGAGTACCTGCCAAGGATTGGTTATCGGAACTTGTTTTGGGACAAGGGGTACGAAGCAGATGATGTAATAGCTTCTCTTTGTAATGACTTGCTGGAGGAGAAACAGCGAGCCGTTATCGTCAGTAGTGATGGCGATCTATTCCAGCTTCTTGTAGAGGACTGTGTTTGGATCTGGAATCTCGGGACGAAGTCGCCATACACAGCACCGAAGTTCCAGGAGGAGTATGGCATCTCACCCTCCCAGTGGGCGGATGTCAAAGCACTAGCCGGATGTCCTGGAGATAATGTGATCGGTATTAAGGGGATTGGGGAGCAGACAGCAATCAAGTTCTTGACGGGGCAGTTGTCGGACAAGTCAAAAAAATACGAGTTGATTGTTTCCGATAATGATAAGTGGAGAGGGAATATTCAGTTGACGCGGTTGCCATTTCCGGGTACAGCCTCATTCCACATTCGGGAAGATGAAGTGGTGTTTGGGGGATGGGATGATTTGGCTGGTGAGTTGGGTATGAAGTCGTTGAAGGGACGTGGTCGGAGAATCCTGGAGGTGTGAGTGATGATTGCTGAAATTGCTGAACTTATCAATTTGGGAAATGGCTTGGCGGCTCATGGGGACAGACATGAGATTTAGAAATGTCGAGGCTTATATTTACAAATGACGGGACGGAACACATTGGTACATTAATTTTGTTCCGCGTGAAAATGCGATTGAGTTTCCAGGTGATTTCCCCAGGAGGCGTCGGGAGCGATTTAACAGCTACGAAACTGCGAGAAGGTACGCCATGAGGCGAGTGTATGCTGCGAACATACGATCAAATTAGCACACGTGAAGCCGCCGAGGCGGCGAAAGGAGAGTGATGGCTGTTTTCGGCAAGATCGTGATACACCGAGAGGGAGAATTAAACCTAAACACGGATAGCGCACAAAAAATGTGGACGTGGTACATAATTTTAAGCACGACGAAAGACAGCAATCGTGATGATGCGAGAGTTGTTTCCCGGTGGAGGTATAGCACGACAATTTCCGCCGGGGTGGCAGCTAGGCGGTGGTGTTCTAAATTGGGTGTTCAGTTGAAAGGAAAAAACCATGAAACTGTCTGAACAGGTGCGAGAGATGCCGGGCCTTATTGGGGAGCTAAAGCAGTACAGCGATATGCTTCCAGGTGGCCCGGATAGAACAGCATTTGAGACTGTTGTTTCATATACACAAACATTGTGCGACAAATTAGCGGATAGCCTCACCACGCTCCTGGAAACCCAGCCACGAGCGATGACGCTGGAGGAAATGCGGACGGTGGTGGCAAAAGCATTCGAGGCAAATAGCGAAACAACCGCTGCCCAAGAAATACGCAATAGCGAAAAAGGATGTCTGTCTAAATATACGGTTAGTGGAGCTACGGTGGCCATCGACACCCTCTTCGCGGCCCACTTGGCGGCACCGGTTGGGAATGATGAGATTGCGGGGTTGAAACTAATTATTGCCCGGCAGAATGAAGAACTTAAACGTGCATACACGAAGCCCGACCGCCTTAAAAATCACGCCAAGAATCTCCAAGACAAGCTGGCCGAGCGGACCGTGACGATTCAAGAGTTGCGGGAGGAAAATCGTCGGCTTAATCGGGCGAAACCCTGCGGGCCGAGTTCGCGGGAAGTGTGGGAAAGAGCTGTGAGTAAATGCAACATGGACGGCTTCAGCGCGTTCAGGGAGTGGTACAACCCCCGTGTCGGTGAAGTCACGGCAGAGAAGGATGCGAAGATTTCCAAATTGAAACATACAGTCGAACGCTGGGAAAACATCGCAGAAAACCGGCTGACACATAACGACGAACAAGTCCGAGTGATTCAGGATCGCGATACCAGAATCACTGAACTGGAAAAGGAGGCAGAGATTAAATGCCGCAAGCAGCCCTGCCACTGGCCAACGGCCGAGGAGTTGCGGGAGGAAATGGCGACGAAAATTGGGGTTGCTGGCGATGAGGGTGCTGAACAGCTCAGGGCGAATGATGTGGAATACCTGCATGTGAAAATCACTAATGCCATTGCCGCCTACTTTCACACCAACTACGGCGGACTCGTCGAGCGGCAAGTGCTGACGGATGAGTGGATTATCGAGCAGTATCAAGAACTCCAGAAACCGTCGGCTTAGAGAATGGACATGAGACCGCTCTGGGGTAGTGTAATAGAATTGGTACACCGGGCCATCAAAAAATCCTGCTGCGAAGAAAGCGAGCGGGTGAAGGAACTGGAATCGCAGTTGGCCGAAGCGAAGGCATCCGAGCCAGCCAAGCAGCCGTGGCACTGGCCGAGTGCGGATGAGTATATGCCAGTGAATGCGTATGTTTGGGTCCGGGACAGTTCCGATAGACCTTGGAACAGGCGTTGTTTTTCTGGATACCTCCACAATACGGCAATCTGTTGGTTTGAGAAGGACAAGGGCGATGACAAAGCAATGTATAGTTGGAAAATAACAGTCCTAGCCGACCCCGAAAATCCTGACCAGCCGCCACCGATGAAATTGGTGATGAAGAAATGAGAGTGAAGCGATGAGCAAAACAAAAAACGCATCTCTTGGTAAAATGCAAATTAGCGACAACGTCCGCCTGCTGAGGTACATCAGGGATGCTACGCCGCCGGAATGCTGCGGTACTGCGATGGCTGTCACATTCCTAAACTGCGGCAACACCAAAGACAAAGAACTTGAAAAACTATCTGAGTCTGATTTTGCAGATTATGTGGTTGAGTATAGCCCATTAGTACCAGGGTGGACCTGCAATAAATGTGATAAAAATAGGTGTGTTGAGGGGCTGGAATGGCCTGAAATGGAAGACAAACTAGAAGGGCAGGATAAAGACGAGCCGGTTATTCAGCACGGTGCTAGGTGCCCACATTGTGGAAAAACCATTGAAGTTTATTTTCGATCATCCGCCTCCGCGACTGGCTGACCAAGTGGATTGAGGAGAACTAGCAATGAGAGAACAGAAAGGGCCTTATTGGGCGTGGGTTGAGAATTACGGTGATGTTCCCCCTTGCGTAGAACTTTCGGCGGTTTGGGATGACAGTCTCAAAAAGAACGACGTGTTTATTGAATACGCATGTTTGGTAGCTCAACGGATACTTAGTTTGTCACACATGCAAGTTCCAATACGTGTATCGTGGGGGAAGTGGGGAGCCAGACTTATTTTGGATAAACGGGAGGGTGAGTCTGCCACAACAGACAGAAAAGCTCTTGAGGAAGCAGCAGCTACGATCATACGGCATCCGTCTTGGTTGGGATTATTTCTTTCTACGCACGTATTTACTTACTCGGAGGAGTAGCGATGAAAAATCAAACTTGTCAAAAGACAAAACGGATGAAGGATTGGACGGGCCATTATCGTTGGAAGTGTGGCAGGAAAGTAACTCACAAGCTGGGTAATGGCTTGCCAGTGTGCGAACGGTGTTTTAATAAGAGTATGAAGAAAATGGCAAAAAGCAAGAACAAATGAACCGCAGAGACGCAGAGGACGCGGATGTTGACATTAGGTGAATTGATCCAACGTATTAGGGCAAAAGCAGATTTCTATGACGATGCTGCTAAGAACGATTCGATGGCGGCTGTTATGGCTGCCGAGCTACGTTTGGACAGAGAACAGGATGTAAAGACAGCTGCGATCAACGTGCTGCGATGTGCTATTGGAGCTGTAAGGAGTGCAGAGGCTGTTCGTTTAGTGACAGAATACGCTGTTTTTATGATTAAGGATTATGATCAGGAACAACAGGTGAGGTTTGATCAACTGAAGAAGTCTTATGAGAGACAAATAAGTCTTATGAGAAACGCAGAGAAAGGAAAAGACAGTGAGAATTCTAGCACTCGATCCAGCGACTAGGTGTGGCTGGGCGCATTCGATAGGACCGTCTGGTGTGTGGGATTTGTCAGTACGAAGGGACGAATCGTCCGGAATGAGGCTTGTGCGGTTGGGGGCAAAATTGAATGATGTTCTGGATGGACTGGGAGTTGATCTAGTTGTGTTTGAGGCGGCAAGACACGCAAAGCCTAAAATGCAGGGAGCATTGGTGGTACAAGCCGAGTTGCAGGGGGTCATCAAACGGTGGTGTGAGGATGAGGAGATAACGTACCGCGGCTATAGTCCGAGTGAAATCAAGAAGTTTTTTACTGGGAAGGGCGGTGCGAGTAAGGAATTGATGGTGAAGACTGCCGAGGAACGGTGGCCCGAGGTGGAGATCGTTGATGACAATCAGGCAGATGCTCTGGCATTGCTTGATTTGGCTAGGTCTGAGTATGATAGAAAGAAGAAGTAATATGCTACAGCGTCTCCTAGTCAAGGACTTTCAGAAACACGAGCGTTTGGACATCACGTTCGATCCAGAAATCACGACGATCGTCGGTGATACTGATAAGGGCAAGTCCTCTCTGTTGCGTGCCGTGCGTTGGGTGATGCTGAATAAGCCCAGAGGTGATGGTTTTATTCGCCACGGGGAGAAGTCGATGAAAGTGAAGGTGCGAGTTGATGAGTTCACAGCGACGAGAGAGAGGGGATCTAGCACGAATAGTTATGCCCTGGGAAAACGGGAGTTCAAAGCGTTTGGGAGTGATGTTCCCCCATCGATCCAGGAGAAACTTAGTGTGAGCGAGTCGAACTTTTCGTCGCAGCATGATCCGCCGTTTTGGTTCTATCTATCAGCATCGGAGTTGGCACGACAGTTGAACAAGCTGGTAGATCTGGATATGATCGATCGGGTCAGTACAACCTCTGCTAAACGGATGCGGGAATTGAAGTTTGAGGGGATACTGGTGGATAAGCGTCTTTCTGAGGCCAAGACCCAGATAAAGGAAGTGTCGTTTGCTGAGAAGGCGGACCGGGATCTGAAGAAGACAGAGCAGTTGGAGTCGAGTGTCACTGAAAAGAAATCGAAGTTGGATGTTCTGGAGGGCCTAGTGGAATCGCTGGAACAGATAGATCAAAATCTACAGGATACCGACTTCCGCCTGAAGGATGGGGAACGGCTTCTAGTGGTAGGTGATAAGTACATTGAGCGGAAGGCAGAGTTGGTGCGGTTAGAGTCTCTTGTGTCTTCTATTCAGAGTAGAGAGGAAAAATTAGACAGGGCGGGTGAGGAGGAGAGGACGTTACAACGCCAGATGAATAAGGAATTGAAGGGCCGGTGTCCTGTTTGTGGACAGAAGTGGAAATTGGAGAATTAGCAATGAGTTCAGAGATCGTAGCTATTTTGTGTTCAGATCCACACTTATCCGAAAGACCACCTATTTCGAGATCAGTAGAGCCTGATTGGATGGGTGCTCAGGCTAGGGTATTAGAGCAGTTGAAGACGCTTCGGGGGGATCATGAGGGGGTGTCAATTCTCTGTGCTGGGGATGTTTTTGATCGCTATAATTCCAATCCGTTCTTAATCAATTGGGCTATCGCAAATATGCCTGCGATGTTTGCTGTTCCTGGCCAGCACGATTTGCCGTTGCACAGTCTGGAGGACATTAGGAAGTCGGCGTATTGGACGTTGGTGGAGGCGGGTCGTATTGTGGATTTACGTTATGAGCAATCTGAGTTTAAGGAACAGTGGCCTTCGATAGATCTGTCTATCTGGGGGTATCCTTGGGGCACGGCACTGGATGTGGGTGGTGAGAAGAAGCAAAAGGGGGTCCTGCGGGTAGCCGTGCTCCATAAGTTCCTTTGGGTAAAAGGGTGTGGATATTCCAATGCCCCAGAGCCAGCTCTGGTGGATCGAGCACTCGCAGACATGGCCAAGCGGTTCGACGTCATTGTGACGGGGGATAATCACAGGCGGTTCAAATCTCAGATAGGGGAGTGTACAGTGTTCAATTGTGGCTGCTTGATCCGGAGGAAGTGGGATGAGCAGAACCTAACGCCCTCCGTGGGACTACTGCACGCCGATGGGTCCGTGGAGGTCGAGGAGTTGTCTACGGAGGGCGAGATGTGGGTAGAGGAGGGTCCGGAGCAGGCAGAGAGTGGGGTTGTGGATGAGGAATTGGGCAATTTCTTGGAGGAGTTGTCTAGTACCAGTTCCGTTGTGGTCGATTACCGGGACAGTGTTCTACAGTACCTTCGAGATCACGAGGTCAGGGACCCCGTGCGTCGTGAGGTCCTGGGATTGATTGGGGAGTAATTCTGATGGATTTAGCACGTTATAAGCAGTTGCGGTCTAGGATTGATGATACGAAGAGTGAGGCCAATCGAGTGGTCGGTGCTCGTTCCCAGCTACTCAAGCAGTTAGAATCCGAATTCGGTTGTAAGTCGTTGAAAGAGGGACGCAAAATGGTTGATAAACTGTCCGGGGATTTGGATACCACGGAGCAGAAAGTGGAGTTGATGATGAGTCGTTTTGAGGAGAAGTGGGCTGAACGGCTGGAGACAGAATGAACACTTATCGCAAGCAGATCGATAGTCTTTTGGGGGTTGGTCAAACAGCGAAGGAGTCCGTTCGACGGGAAACTTTGGAGAAAGAACGGATTTCAAGCACAATGGAAGACGCGCGGGAGGCCCAAGTCATTCTACAGAGTATTGCTCAGGGTCTCCAGCAGCGGTGCCACCGTCAGATCTCAAGTATCGTGTCCAGGTGTCTGGTGGCTGTGTTTGATGAACCGTATTCCTTTCGTGTTGATTTCGAATGTAAGCGTGGGAAGACAGAAGCCCGTCTTGTCTTTGAGAGGGAGGGGGTAGTTTTGGACGACCCACTGAATGAGGTTGGTGGTGGGGTGATTGATGTGGCTTCTTTGGGCCTTCGATTGGCGTGTATCCTCCTGTCCCGGCCAGCCGTTCGTCGTCTGCTAGTGCTTGATGAGCCGTTTCGCAATATCCGGGGTGCTGTGTATAGGCAACGGACCAGGAAAATGCTATCGGGGTTGGCCAAGGAGGTGGGGGTTCAGATTATTCTGAATACGGACATTGAGGCCTATCGACTCGGCACAGTGATTGAGATGATATGAGGCTCGTTATGTGGGTCACGCAGACACAACTCAACACACCAATCACTGTCCTAGAGTTCTACGGTCTGGATTTGCGTGTAATCAACAATCTAGAAAATGAAGCGGGTGTGATCTATATCAGGGATCTGGTAGGAGTGAAGGACAGTGACCTGTTGGAATGCTTGAATGTGGGGGTTTCCAATCTGTCCATTTTGAAGCAAGCCCTGTCCCTGTTTCTGACTGGGAAGGATCATGTGGAGAGTTCAGATAGAGCAGAGCATACTCGTCGAATGGAACTCCGTCGGGATTGTCGTTTTAGAAGGAAATTACACAAGAGTAGATGTCCAGTGATGGAGGAGGCTGGTAATGGCTGGTGAGAGAAGAAAGAGACGACGCAGAGTGACACCAGACAGAATGCAGCAGATTGTCTCTATTCGGCGACGTCGTCAGCAGGTGCGAGATTATTTGGAGAGGGGGTATTCTAACCAGAGAGACCTAGCTACTCGTTTGGGGGTGACACAGTGGACGATCAGTAAAGATATCGATTTCGTGCAGGAGAACTGGTTGATTAGCGATCAGAAGGAAACGGGGATAAAACGATCTGGGAGGATCAGACAGTTTGAGCGGTCGGCCAGGGAGGCCTTTGAGAGTTTTGTGGTGTCGAAGCAGAACACTGAGGAAGTGACTACGGTCTACACCCCAGTGAAGTGTAAGGCGTGTAATGATGGGATGACCGAAAATGATGAGTGGTGTAGGCTGTGTGATGGCAAGGGAATGGTAATGATAGAGGTGATTACCAGGAAGGTTCGGGGACAGGCCGGGGATTCGTCCCACCTTCGTATCTTCAACGACTCTGTGAAAGAGATTGCCAAGCTGGAGGGGTTATACCCCGATCCAAAGGCTCCAAATCTGTATCAGTTCAACCAGACAGCCATTACGAGTGCCAATGGTGGCCAGCGGGTGATTAGTTCTTCCCTCCAGTCATTGACTTCTGAGAAGCTTCTACAGTTGAAGTCCGCATATATGAAGGCGATAGAAAAGAGTCCAGAGTCGGATGTCTCAGTGATTGATGTTAAGTCAAAGGATTCGAAGAAGGACAGATAGAGTTATGGATGATCAGCTAGAACGCAGTGTGGATGATGTTGAGCGGCTTTATCAGGAACGCAGTGCGAGTGACTTCTTCACATTCGCCTGCGGACTCGTTATTCCTAGTGCTCAGGGACCCCAGTTATTCCTTGATTGCATTGCCGATTTCCAGGTGGAGTGCTTCAAGCGTTTGGCACCGGCCCTCCACGCCATTCGGGACGGGACGGTTCCTGTTGAACGACGCTTCTGGGTTGAGCGGACGAAGAAGGCCGGGAAGGATTCCGATCTTGCTGTGTGTCTACTCTGGCTGATGGTCTTTCCAGTGAGGCCAATATTGGTTCAGGTGTGTGCTTCCAACAGAAGGCAGGCCGGAATCATCCAAGAACGGATTCGGGATATCTGTCATTATAATCCCTGGTTGAATGATAGAGTGGTGCTGCAGCAAAATCGAGTGGTGGGGTATCAAGGTCTGGGGAGAATCAATGTTGAATCCACCGGATCATCGGGGGCTGCTCACGGTGATACACCCGATCTGCTGGTGATTAACGAGTTGGTTCATGTCGAGCGGTGGGGTGTCGTAGAGACACATATGAACAACGCAGACGGTGTGCCTCGGGGCGTGGTGGTAATCTCAACCAACGCTGGGATACGGGGGACTAGTGCTGAGAAGTGGAAACGGAATGCCATTGAGGATAAGAGGCGGTGGGTTGTGATGGAATACAAAGGACTTTCACCGTGGTTAAGTCGAGAGGATGCAGACGATGCAAAACGACGTGATCCCGTGGGCACGGAGTATAAGCGGCTGTTTGAGGGAAAATGGTCCAGTGGTTCTGGGTCAGCGGTGGATGAGGAGTCTATAAACAAGTGCTTCAAAATGGATCAGACGTCGCTGCGTGGACCAGAACCTGGATGGATCTACATAGCGGGTTTGGATCTAGGTGTCAGTCATGACCACGCTGGAATCATCTCCGTGGGAGTGCACCCAACAGAGGAGCGGGTGAAGGTCGTGTGGCTTCGGGGGTTTGCTCCTACCATTCCGAATGATAAGGGTGTGAAAGAGGTGGATAGCAAGATGGTGGAGACGATGTGTCGGTGGGTGCATTCGAGGTTTCGTCCGGGATGGTTTGGCTACGATCCGGCAGCAGGTGGGTCTTTTATGGCACAACGCCTCAGACGGAGGGGGCTTGTGATGCGTGAAGTTTCCTTTGCGTCTGGTGCATCTAATAGTGCCATGGCTCTATCGTTCGTGCAGTTGGTGAAGGATGGGAGGTTGGAGTGCTACGAGGATCCTGAGGGACGTCTTCGTCGTGATTTTGGGAAGTTTGAGATTGAGTATAAGCCACAGCGGGGCTACAAGCTCATAGCGGTCAGTGATGAGTGGGGACATGCTGATGTGGGGGTGGCACTGATAATGTGTCTGCCGGAAGCTGTTAGACTTCTAGGGGGATATTTCAATCTGGGTATGGATGGTCCTATCATGGAGGTCGCTAGTGCTGAGGATGACCTCACAGAGAAGGAGATAAAGGCGTTGCCCGGGGATATTCGAGATCTGCTCGAGTCAGACCCCGGACAAGAGCAAGAGGTAGATGATGATGTGGACAACCTTGATTTTGACATTGTATAGGAGAACTTTGGGAAAAACAATACAATGGAGGGTATGGAAAATGGTAAAGTGCCAACGGGTCGCACGGGATGATAGGGCCACTGATTATGAGCAGGTCATTCCAGAAGAGTTTGTCAATGCCCTTCGGGGTGTTGTAGAAAAGAGGGCAGATGATAGCGTGTTGGTGCATCTGGTAGAATTAGCCAATTCTGCGGAATCAGTCGACGTATTAGAGGAGTGGATTAGTTTTGCAAAGACCACTAAGCGGTGTATGCGTCAAATGGAAATGGGATTCGTCATCGAGCGGGTCATTCAGATAGCTGGGGTGTTGCGTGGTCTGATGCTTTTGGAGGAGGTGCAAGATGGGAGCCGTTGCAATGAGGACGTTTTCTTGCGATCACAAGAACTCAATTTTGAGAGTGAAGACGAGTAGACACCGTGGGTTTGTCAGTATGTCTGTTATGGCGATTTTGGTTGTGGTAGCTCTTATCGCTGTAGCTGTGATTGTGCGGAACTGCCGTAAGATTCTCAATCCCCGAGTGCCCAAGGTTGTCACGGCTGGTCCGTACGAAGTGATTGATGTTGTCAATGGGGCAACAATCAAAGTACAGATTCGTAAGCGACGAACAGCCAACATAATCCTCGAAGGCATAGCAGCACCAGCGGATGGGGACTGGTGGTCAAAGGACTCGACGGCCAGCTTGCGGAAAATGGCAGGATCAAGCGTCACTGTGCAGTATGAACGTGGAGGGCTGTTCAGATTTGCTGATACAAGCCGGTTGGATGATGAGGCCGTAGACCAGATCGACCAAGACGCAGGCGGAACTGGCAAATTCCAACCGGAGTTAGATGGGGCTGAGGCCCACGGTCCCCTTCTTCCTAATCCAGATTGTAAGATTTGTGGTGGTACTGGAATAGAAGTGATGGACGGAAACAAGATGGCACAAGCCATATTTAGTGTTTGGATGGATACACACGTTACTGAATGCAAACACTGTCAGACAGCCCTAGATGCAGAAGAACCTTTACTAATAACTGTACTTTGTGGAAAAGCACAAACACAGTGGCATGCAACGGTAAAACGGTTAGAGGGTTTCCAAGCATATGAACAGCCTTGTTTATGTGTGGGTACAAAACGGATTGATCCATCAGAAGTAGATCGTGGCCCCATGACTGGAATTGTATTTGGTGCGTCAGGAATCAATCTCAATGAAGCACAGATAGAAGCAGGGAACGCCAAGTGCAATAGTGAAGCACCGAAGGAGTGGAAAAAGATCGAGGCAAAGGTGAAGAAACTGAAGTTTGGCGTTTGGTCAGAGGAGAACAAGCCATGATTGAGAACGATGTAATCAGTGTAAATGATGAGCTTCGTGCAGTCATGAGTCGACCGGGTTGGGATCTGATTGATGTTGATTGCGAAGGCAAAGCGACATACAGGAACTTTTGGGGATCTACTATTGAGCTTTTGCTAAGTCATTCGCCACCCTTTAATATCAATATCAATATCGATATTGATTAGGATAAGCCATGAGCGGGCCAATGCTTAACAGACGGGAACGCATCATGGGCTTGGCAATAGCGGGAATTATCTTGGCGTTGATGTTTGTATCAATTGGTTGGCTTACTTGGTTACTATTCAAGATTCTGGTTTGGTTAGCGATAGGATAAGCCATGAGTACAGTAGCTGGTAGAGTTTGTTTCTGGATTGCGTTGATCTGTGTCGCAGGCGGGTCGTTGATGGGCCTGACTGTGGTGTGGATTGACGTGTCACAGGAGATCGTTTGGAAAACCCTGGCTTCGTTTGGCATCGTGTTTGTTGCCTCTTTTGCTGTTGCACTTTCTGAAAGATTGATCCGTGGTGAAGAGCAGAAGGATGACAAGCCATGAGCAATTGCACAATGGGTATTTGTGGTTTGTTTTTCTCGTCTACTTTGTTGTGTTTATGGCAAGTGCTGCGTGGTATGGAAACAGAGGGAGCAACCCTCCTGTGCTTTGGGCTGTTGTCTTCACACCGATCATTGGAGTGCTTTGGTTGATAGTATGGGGGCTAAACCCAAAAATCTTTTCTGACAACGAAAGAGGTTGAGTGATGGACATGATTAAGAAACTCTGGTGGATTGTATTTCCTGCAGTGTACGGTGTGATGGGTATAGTCATCGGTATTGCTGTTGCCAATCACGGTGGTGCACATCCGTTCCTATCGGGGTTGCTGTGGCCGATACCACTGATTCGGATGCTGTTCAGTGGTGGGCCACTGGGAGGATAGTTGATGGCCGTTAGAACAATCATTCACGTGACTTATAGCCTCGATGAAGATCGGTGGCGAGTGATAGACACCATCCACCGCAAGTCGAAGATTCTTCGTCGAAGCCACACAAAGGCAGCAGCATTGCGATATGCCACAACTCAGGCGAGGTCACGGCGACACATTGGCCAGGTGGTCGTACATAATCGGTTTGGGCGGATTGAACACGAATTCACATACGGGGCGGCTCCCGTAAGATCGAAAGGATAGAAACATGATTGGATTGATAATTGACATTGCCTCATTGGTAGCAGTTGCATTGCTTATCTTGTGGGGTGTTTGGACGGCTGTGCAGTATTTCTGGCCGTCAAGTGTAACGTCACCCATTGGCCAAGTAGTCAGCAAACTGACCGACACCTCACAAGCCTACACGATCTACGGTTTGCTCGAATCCATGAAGCTGGACAACCAAGTCAAGGCGGATGCAAACGCTCTGGGTGCCATTGCCTATCTGCAGTCGGTCGCCCTACGTGGTGTTGCTAAGGATTGGACCACAATCAAGGATGTAAAGGCAGTAGCCGATGATCCATCAGATCAGGTTGACCCGAACGCAGAATCTATTACATGGGAGCCAAAGTAATGAAAGTCACAACGACACAAGTGACGGAATTGACAGCCAAGGAAACAGGCGACATCCTATGCCGCACGATGGCTGAGAACTCCAGTGATCTAGGTAAAATCAAATCAGGCCATGCAGAAGATATGGATGGTTTGGCTGCCAAGGTGACTTTGGTATTCGAGAATGAAGGGAAGTAGTGATGAGCAAGGAAGGTGATAGGCTGATCCGCTTCCAACGTGCATGCAAGAGACAAAGAAGGGATGATAAGGCTATTCCATTCCAAGGAAAGAAAAAGGTATGGGAAGATGAAAGCAAAAAGCGGTTTCCGAACCCAGAAAAGCAACTCACCGGGCATACGCAATTGGCTTTATCGATATGTACGCCTCCGGACGTGCAGACGACGGAAACGAACGAGAAGGGATGAACAATGAAGAAGTTTCTGATACCCGGCACACTGCTGCTGATTCTACTATCCCTTCAAGCTACAAAGTATGGTTTGCAGTATGCAGTGCCAGACATACTCCCGCCGACTGGCCCCATTACAATGGTCGTCGTCATCTATGAATCTGAAGTAGATGATGCCCTGGCTTACCCCAAAGAGCATGAGACGATGATGGGGAAGATGTCGCAGGAACTCCGCAAAGCAAACAAGTGGCGTCAGTATGATAAGGACCATGTTCCCATGAAGTGGAATATCTTGGCAGTAGAAGCCAAGGTAGGTCAGAGTGGGGAGAGTGGCAGCCGTGGTTTGGGCTGTATCACGATACGAAACTAACAGAGAATGGGCCATCGCCAAAGAGTGATGGGGAGTTGAAAAAACTGATTGAAGAGAACGGGGGATTGTGATGCCTGAATTATTCTTAACTGAAGAAAACGCATACGAGCACACCGGCTGTGGTCTGGACCGTTTCTGGTACAGTGGCGGTGAGCGTATCTTGAATGCCATGCCACAAGAGCTGATTGAGATTGAACGGCAGAAGCAGGAGATGGAAGGCAGGCTTGTATCCCGTCCTTTTGCAGAGGCCGTCCAGGTAATCCCACGAGATGAGTGGCCTGACCGGATCAAAGAGAAGGATGCTAACGGTTCATGGATGAGGAACATCAATGACCAAGCTGGTGTTCCTGAGTTAGATCAGGATGGGCTTGGTTATTGTCATGCGTATGGAACGGTGGGAGCGGGGATGACAGCACGTGCTATCGCGGGGCTACCTTTCATTCTCTTATCACCAGAATCTATTGGGGGGCCTGTTACGAATTGGAGAAACAGGGGGGCCAATCCGGATGATGATCTTGCGGTACTGGTCAAGCAGGGTGCCTGTCGGATGGAAATGATGGATCGTGCTAATTCGCTCAATCCAGACAAGTGGGATCCTAATTGGAAGTTTGATGCATCGAATCATACCGCTCTTGAGGTGTTCCATCTGAGCAGCCGGAATATGTTTGAGCAGCAGATGACCTGTGTCCTGTTGAATATCCCGACGGGTATTTGGTTCAACTGGTGGGGCCATCACGTTCAAGGTGCGTTGGCGGCGATGTATAAGGATGGAAAGTTCTGGTTGTGTCCGCGTAATTCGTGGAAGCCCTACGGAGAGAATGGATACTTCTGGATGAAAGAGGGCTATGGAAAGGGCCGAGCCACAGCTAGTGGTGCTCATGCCATTCGTGTTATGAAACCAAGTGAGGTGTAACGTGACCGACCCAATCGAACGTAAGGCTGAGTGTAAAGCACGGCGGTCTGCTCGTGCGGCAGTAGATTTCTCCGTCTGTCCGGAGTGCGGTACAATTGATCTACGTGCTGTGACGTTTGTGCGTTATCAATGTATGGCTTGTGGTAAGGGTAGAGTAGATAGAAACAAAGTATGAAACGATCAATCGTACCGTTATCGTTGATGTTGTTGATTGGCTTACAGCTGGTCAGGATGGGGGATGTGTGTGATACGGCCCCTACACCCCTTGTGTGTGAGCCCGTGTTGGTTGGTATACAAACCCCAATTACTCCCAAGGGAGCCCCTACGGGCCAAACGTTGGGGTCACAAGGGGTAGATATCGCTTTGGATGCGGAACCAAGTGTTGAGGCAGCATCTACTCCACTGTCTCCGTCAGGGGCGGACGTGAGCGGGGATCGGGCAACCGGCGAGACCGCAGCCCCTTGTGTTTCACTTCCTTCTAATCCCACTGTAGCTGCCTACGTTGGATTGTGGGATGCTGTTGAGTTGTGCGTCTCTGAGCTACTGCGATCAGAGGCAGTACATTGTCAAGGTGGGGTCTGCAAGATTCCGAAAGGAGAGAATTGGGATGCTGTTAATTGTCCTGAAATGGAAACCACAGAAATACCAAAAGAAGCCTCGTACCAAAAAGTCATCACAGAAAAACAAGTGGACGAGAATGATGCAGAGGTTGAAAAGCAATTGGTGGTAGATGAAGAAACCATCATCGGCAAGCAGATGCAGCTTGTGGCCTATACGGCAGAGTGGTGCCCTGGTTGCCAGAAGATGAAGGCTGTTTGGGATCAGCTGTCCGACGAAGGCTTTCGAGTCACGATTGCTGACATTGACAATCCTCCATTGTGGGCCAAAGAGTACAAGCCAGTACAGATACCGGTGACTGCTGTATTCGATGACAAAGAGTTTATCGCACAGTGGGTTGGTCCAGTTGAGATTGATGAATTACGAAATGCCCTACGGTATGGTGAGGGCGTGTTGCCAAAGTCATTAGGGGCTGTTTTGGAATCCCCGAAGAACATGACACTGTGCAGTTTTGCCAAGGAATCAGCGGACTTGCAGGCCAAACGAAACAAGCAGGGACACTGGAATTGGAACCGTCGACGCACACAGATCGTTGCTAGCAGCGGGTATAATGCTGTAGAAGAAATCTGTGCTGAGAGTTGGCCAAAACAAAAAGACGCGGATGATGAAGAGTTATGGAAAGAGGCCTTTCGTTGCTGGGAGCAATCACCTGGGCATTGGTCCATTGCCAGTCATCGTTGGCGAGCCTATGGCCGTGCTAGGTCACAGGGTAGTGATGGTGTATGGTACTTTGTGATCCTTGCTGCCAGCAGTGAGCGGAACCCAGTTGTGCAGACCGCAGAGACCCCCGATTCGCAAACGACTCCCCCTGAGTCTATCAAACAGGGTCGCGAGGAGGAGGTAACTACTGGGACGTCCGGCTGCACAACTGGGGATTGTAATGTGAAGAAGAGACGACGGTTTCGTAGTAGGTAAAAGCTTTTAGGAGGAATGAAATGTTTGTTGAATGGCTTGTGGTTGGTGGCTTGTTGTTTTGGATCATCGCCGCTGCGGTAACGATTGTATTGGTGCTGGCGATCCATAATCGCTGCGAGGGTTTTGGCGTGTTCGTGATGTTTGCGTCACTGCTGGCATGGTTTCTAGCTGGTGATTTACAAACGCATCTGCCGAGTAACCCGCTTACCTACCTGCTAGCCCCCATTGTCTACATTGCTGTTGGACTGGCATGGTCCGTGCCAAAGTGGTTGCTGTTTCTGTCGAGTGTGAGAGCAAAGTATGCCTCCTATATGTCGGTGTTCAGGAAGATTCAAAACATTCTTACTCCAGGCATACCCGAAGAGTATCAGACCAAGTGGTCCGAACACATCAATCGCGGTTGGCTTTGGGGTGCTGGTGCGTTGTATAGTGGTGGCAAGCTGACGCCCCCGCAATTCAATCATAACAAAGAACGGATCGCCGGATGGGTGTTTCTGTGGCCCTGGTCGATGCTTGAAAGCCTGATCGGCGATGTATTGAAGCAGTTTGTCGATTGGGTGCTTGAAGCGTGGGGCAAAATGTTTCAGCGTATTTCCGATTGGATGTTTAGTGATTTCTAACCAGAGGAGGTGTGAAGTGAGAAGTTTGTTTTTTTTGTTTCTGTGTATTGTGACCGCATTCTTAATGACTGCCGTCACTGCCGTTGCCGCCGACAGTCCGGCGTGTCCTGACCAAAGTTCCTGTATCACCACGATCGAAGTTCCAACGACTGCTGTGGTGGTCGAGACGGAACATCACGCCACTGCTCGGAGGTCAGTCGGCAGACGTGTGGTCAAGGTGATAAATCCCTTTGATGGGTATGACACCAATTATGGCAAGGCATCTGCAGCCGCTCGGAGGTCAGATGGCCCTTGTCGTAAGGCTGTGACTGTCATTGCGAAGATTAAAGATGTGCGTCCTCTACGGTCTGTGCCAAAGATCATTATTAAGATCAAACCAGTCCGCGGGGTCGTCCAGGGTGTACGTCTCCTCCGTCTCAGGGATCGTGGATTGTGCCACGAGTGATACCGTTTTCCCCGTGGTCGCTGTTGGCGGCTGTCAGTGGTCGAGAGGGCGGTCGCCAACAGCATTTTATTAGAGAGTAGTGATGACAAAGAAACATGAGATAGCAAGCTATTGGGAAGGGTGGCAGGCATTGACCACAAGACAGCCTTGCAAGTACAAAGTGGACGAGGCGGAGCTGCGTGGTCATTGGGCGAGTGGATTTGCCGCAGCGGTGCAAGAGCGGAAGGCAGGTAAAGTGTGGTGGCGAAGTAATACATTCCGAACAGCTTTGATTTGCTTGACAGCCGGAATCGTGGTTTTGCTTTATGGACAATTCGGTGGTAATGGATTGGGTGATGAGATTATGTCTGTTGGCGGTGGCATGAGTGTTGGAGCGATACTGAGCATGGGGATTCGCAAGATGTTGAATAACTCTCCTGTTTACTGGAGCGGTGGCAGTCAAAGTTATTATGGAGGAAAGTAATGACAAAAATATCTGTTGGAGATCTGCCCCGTGATGATGGGCCTGATTCCTTAGTCTCCGTGCGTTATTGTGATTCTCGGCAGAAAAGCAATTCAAGATTGAATATAGTAACTCTTTCTACCCTCACAATTTTGATGGGAGGGGGTGCTGCTTTTATGTCAAGTCAAATACCAAGGCAGGACAGAGTTGCTGCGGCTGCTGAGAGAGCTGTGCGAGTCACAGAACTTGAACAGGCTAAGAGTGAAAGTAGCCAGCAATTTATTAAGGCCCAGATAGGTGGTATGCGGCTCGATGTTGATAAGATTGGAAACAAACAAGAGGCCATGACAATCAAGCAGGAAGAAACAAACATCAGTTTGCGTTTGCTGATTCAGAAGGTTGAAAGCAATGGGAAGCATTAATTATAAGGTGACGGAATGAGCCTGATTGGCCACTACAAACTGAATGACGACCTAGCGACGACCAACGTGATTGATGCGTCGGGTAATGGGTATGCAGGCACAGCGGCAAGGAATACTGAGGATTTTTCTATCGTTGGCAAGATCAATCGAGCACTCGATTTCAATGGCACCACCGATTACGTCACACTCGGCGATCAGGCGGCGTTTTCGTTTGGCGATGCGGTCGATGATTATCCATTTTCCGTTTCGGCGTGGATAAAGATGGTCAGTTCGGTTAATTTTCCCATTATCTCTAAACTGTGGAGCGCAGTGGCAAATAACTCTGAATGGTATCTTGGCGTAAATGCCAGCCATCTCTTGCAGCTAGTTTTGTATGACAACACAACGGGCAATCAGATGGGAGCCCGAGGTACTGGCGTAGTAACGAGCTATGAGGATGAGTGGATTCATGTCTGTGCTACCTATTCCGGCAACAAATTGTGGACGGGAATCACTATATATATCAACGGCGAAGCAATAGCAGTCGGACAGGTAACCAACGGTACGTATGTGGCGATGCACAGCTTCATTGCTCCTGTCGATATCGGTGCGGTTGTGCGTGGCGATGCCCGCTATGACGCATACGCGAATGGGCCGATAGACGACGTGCGAATCTACAATGAGGCACTGACGGTAGGGCAGATTAAATCGATCTACGACCCAGAAAATGAAGCTCCGTATCCGTGGCGAGTGCGAGCGGCAAGACACTACAGGAACATGAGGGTAGCTTGATGCGATACTTAGAAGAAGATTCAACGCCGACTATCATCATGGGCCCGTTTGTCGATTCGGGTGATGCCGTAACGCCGGAAACTGGACTGACAATTGAGGATTCCGATATCCGACTTAGCAAAAACGATGTTGCCACGTTTGTCGATAAGAACGACGCCACAAGTGCAACGCACAGAGAGGATGGTTACTACAGCTTCCCGTTGGATGCGACGGATACAAGCACGGCGGGAAGGCTGTTTATTCAGATTACGGTGGCGGGTGCCCTGCCCGTATGGGACGAGTTCATGGTGCTACCGGCGAAGGTCTACAACTCGCTGGTGGCTGGTAGCGATAACCTGGAAGTGGATGTTCGGCAGGTCAGTGGTAACTCAACAGCCGCCGACAACCTGGAATTGCAGTACGATACTACAGGCTTAACCGGTGATACGTTCCCGGCAACTCAAGGGCAAGTTGGTGCAATTGCTGCGACATCCGGCGGTACGCTGAACTACCCGGCCACCGATGATAATGTAGATGGGGCACTCAAGTCAATTACCTTTGTTGGTACGCAGACCAGCGGCACTTATGCCTCGACAGAAGCAGAAGATGGTACGGATCATGTTATAGATGATGATGGCAATGCAATTGACATTGTCTACCAATTCTCGATCGGTGGTAATCGTACTGCGTCGGAGGTGTTGTTCAAGGGCTATCTAACGGGTGCCAATGATAGCATCAATATTCAAGCGTACGATTTTGTCGGTTCCGATTGGGAGACCCGTTACGTCCTAGAGGGTCAAGCAGGAACTATCAATCTATCAGAATCTGTTCCTCTGCTGGCAAAACACACAGGCACGTCCGGCACAGATATTGGTCTGGTGTTTATTCGGATCGTTTGTACGGGGCAGAGTAATCCAACTCTTACTGTGGATCAATTGTTGGTGGGAGCACTAGCCCTAGCCCAATCCGTTGGATATGCGAATGGTTCGATCTGGGTCGACACGGTCAATGGCGTGGCTGGGACTGAGAGTTATGTAAACGGGACCGCTGACAATCCTGTCTTGACTTGGGCTAATGCAGCGACACTTAGCACTAATCTTGGGCTTAAGCGATTCCATATTGTCAACGGCTCGACGATCACGCTTGTTGGCTCTGCTGATGGTTTTACATTCTTAGGTGATGCATGGACGTTGGCACTTGAAAGTCAATCGTGTTCTGCAATCTACGTACATGGGGCAACGATAAGTGGTACATGCACTGGGGCGACAACCCCACACTGGCATCATTGCGTGTTTAATAACGCCACACTTCCACCTAGTTATCTTATTGGCTGCGGATTCAATGGAACGATTACGTTTGGTTCTGCAGGTGAGTTTGCGTTTGATCGCTGTCATTCGATGGTCGGTGGTACGAGCACACCTATCTTTGACTTTGGCTCTGGGCTGAACGCTAGTGAGTTCAACGCGCAAAATTATAGTGGTGGCGTTGAAATCAGAAACATGGGTGCTGGGTCCGGTAGTTACAATATGAGCTTGGAGGGTAATGGGCAGTTGGTGATTGCCTCTACTTGTTCTCCGACCAGCACGATTGCGATTCGAGGTTGCTTTACAATCACCGATAATGTGTCCGGGGGGTTTGTTGCGGGTGGTGGCACTATTTCGGATGATGCTCGATACGACGTTGCTCAGATAAACGAGCAATGTGACACAGCCCTTTCTGATTTGGATGTAGACAATCGGATGCCATCCGCGTGGACTGTCTTGATGCAGAACGCGGCGGCGTGCAGCTACAAAGATGACGCTGTTATTCTCACGGCTGACGGGGCAACCGACGCAGCCCGTGGGACGAACTTGGCCACTGCATATACGGCGGCCTGTTCACTCACGCCAGGTGGCAACGCACTATCGGCAAGCAATCGGGCATGTGTCTTGATCCCGCCAGGACGGTATGCACGCTCTACTTCGTTGGCTTTTGATACTGAATACGTGGACTTATTGGCTGTCGTTTCTGCTAAAGGTAATGCTCGGGCAAAAACACTTGTGCCTTCCGTCAATATCTACTCGACAGGTGGTACTTATACAGCTACTCAATTAGCAGAAGACTTGCAGATTCGTGGTATTGCTTTTGGTGATCCGACAGTTAATATATATTCCTTCTATGAGGCCACTGACCGGGTAGTTCGTGGTGATTCGATTTATGAGGATTGTACATTTTCTCGGCTAAGGCCAGCTTATGAACATGCGATGTTGTTCGCTAAAAGTGTTTCAGGTACTTGGCAAAACTGCCAAGCAATGTATGGTAGTTGGACCTGTGGTGCTGATGGTAAGTTTTGTGCGGAGATGAGTAATTGTCGTGGTGGGAATAAATGTTTTGGTGGTGATGCTACAGGGGCTACATTCGATTCTGCCTCATTAAACAAGTGTATTAGTGGTACTATGGGTTTTGGCGGCTGCTCCGCCTTTGGGATTCCCATCGATGTCAATTCCATATTCATAGAATGCGATGCGGGGAGCTTCTCGTACGCGATCAGTAAGGAGTGTGCTGGCAAGTTTTATCGCTGTCGTGGAGGCTCCTGTTGTTGGGGAGCGGGCAAGAGCGTGAGTTTTGTGGGTGAGTTTTCTGGCTATGCCGAGGATTGTACTGCTGGTGATTGTTCATTTGGCAGTGAGGTGAGCCCTGGTGAGAGTACATTGACAGGAACACTCGTTCGCTGCGTGAGCAAAGGCGGCAGCGTCTCGCCTTGGCGAATCGAGGGTGCGATAATCGAAGATTGCCTTTTAACCATAGGCACGAATGACCAAGACTGTATCACGCTTCTTGATAGCAATAGTTGCATCCACAACTCTACCCTGCTGGTCGTCGAAGGTGGCACAGGCATTCCGATCAATGCAGCGTCGGCCTTGAGTGTTTCGGCGGTAGGCAATCGGTACAATAACACGTCGGCGGCTGCCACTGGACTCGGGGCGAATGTTACGAATGTGGGTAGTGGGCGTATCGTGACGGACGCTAACGGCAACGCCCACGCCGTGGATTCGTCGGGCAATGCGATTGCACCAGCGGCTACGGCTCTACTCAACACAACCTGGACGGATGCTAAGGCCGGGTATCTTACAGGAGCGGTTGCGTTAGAGGCTTCATTGACTGCCATCAAGGGCGCTGGATGGACGACTGAAACACTCACAGCAATTGATGTGCTGATTGACGCTATCAAAGCCAAGACAACCAATCTGCCGAGTTCTCCTGCGGCTGTTGGATCAGCAATGACACTGGCCAGTTCCGAAAACATCTATCATGCTGATGTATTCCTGACCAGGGATACCCTGAATACACAGGACGAGTATACTGTGGTATGGTACAAGAACGGAACCCCAGTGACGAGTGGAATAACCGTGCCAACGATCCAGGTGGTCAAGCGTTCGGATGGATCAGATTTGATTGAATCGGTAGCCATAACCCAGATTGGAACGACTGGGAGTTACAAGTACGATTCGACAACCAGACTAACGCCCGGAGAGGCGTCTATTGCTGTGCTCACGGCGACGATTGATGGCAGTTCCAGGACGTGGCGTCGGCCTGTCGGGAGGGACATATGATGAGTTTATGTGACTACTTGGAAAAGAATTATTATGGTCATGGCTTTGCTGAAGCTGTAGAGAATATGTACGGAGAGGATGGTGTTGCCGGTGTTTGCGAGTTCGTGTTACATTATAGACGTGTCTTGTTGGATGAAGTCTTAGAGCATCTGTTGGAATGGAGAAAACAGTCCCGTGCCGAATGGCTGATCCATGCCAATGAAATGTTGGTTGTTGCGATGGCTCATTTTGAGGAGAAGGATGTATGATTGAGGAGTTACAAGATTACTTGGTTCGACATGGCTATTCAGATAGTCCTGCCTCTGCGATTCACGATGCTCATTATGAATCCCAACTAGATGGCGTTCGAGCATATGCCAACCGGGCGGATGCGACGGCGTGGGAAATCGAAGTCGGAGAACGAGAGGTTGGTGAAGCATGAAACCCGGTCTGCTCCCGCTAATGTTATTGAGATGGAACTACGCGGTCGTCTCGTACTTGCCGCCGAAGTTTCCAACGAGCAAGTCAGTGACCAAAATTGGAGCGACGACAGCTTCGTGGGCGGATGTGGATTTGAGTTCTGGTAGTATTGCCAAGGTAGGTAGTGCGATTGATGGGTGCAGTGTGGGGGTGCCAACATGACATTGATTCTAGCATACGCAAACCGTGGAATATCAAGGGACATCTCAATCCTGGATACTGACGGCAGCACGATAACGCCGACTGATAGTGATGCGATCCGAGCAACCATCGGTCGTGAGGGCGAGACGGCCCAATTGACTGTGACCAGCACAGCCACGACCGCCAATGGCAGCAGTTTTACGAAGGGGGCCACGAACAGACTACGTTTAGATGCTAGTGATCTAAGCTTCAATC